ATTAGAGGAATTATTGAAAGCAAGAGAGTACATACCATATAATAGAAAAGTAAATAGCTATATAAGACAACTAACAAAGAAGAAGTAAGTTACTAACCCCTAGTAAGGTGATGAACGATGACCATCCAGATCATAGGATATGATAGTCGACTAGAAGACGGCAAAAAGAGGAAGAGAGTACTACATTTAGAGAAATCATGGTTCGCGGATAACCTCCCAGATCTTTTTGCAAACATAGAAGACTGGCTACATAAAAACACAAAACCAGATCAACGAGTAAACCTCCATTATACCATAGGACACACAGAAGATAGAAAGGGTAGACACTTCACAACAGTAGACGCGATAGGGTTCGACCTCGACCATACAACCGGATACAGGGCGCACGAGTATATTCAGGTGGTAAAAGATACAATAGATCTTCCAGATGGAGCGACCGTCATCGATAGCGGACACGGACTACACTTCATTATTCACTTAAAAGAACCACTAACAGTACAAGAATACAAGGACTCACGTAAACCTTACACAGTCCTCTGTAGACAGATAAAACATGCCTTAGAAGCTAAAGGTTTACCGATAGGGGAAGTAGATACCCAAGTCCACAGAGACACGGCCACTTTCAGACTACCGATGACCACAAACAGAAAAATAGGGGAAGAAGACACTGAGTGCACCTTCGTGCGTGAGCGGTGGGAACCTGCTGACTGGAAGATACCGACTTTTCTAGGGGAAGATGAAAGTATCACCAAGCCAAGCGAGCTGAAGGACTTTCCACCACCACATACCGAGGGTGTACTTAGCTGTCCTTTTCTGCAGTACTGCAAGGAAAACCAAGCGGACGTAACCGAGCCCTCGTGGTACGCGATGCTCACCATTCTTGCAAGATTAGAAGGTGGGCGCGAGCTCTGCCATGAATACAGCAAAGATCATGGGGGATACAACTATCAAGAAACAGAAGACAAAATAGACCAAGCAGTTGTTACCGCAGGACCGAGAACTTGTAACAATATATCCACGCTAAGCTCTGCTTCTGGCGATATCTGTGCCGCTTGTGACTTTCTCGTGGCATCCCCGATCTCCCTCAAGGGAGCGAACTACATACAGACAAAAGATGATGGCTTTCACACAAGAGTGACTAAGCACATACCTGATGGCAATGGTGGCACTACTTCGATAAAGTGTGCTGGTAAGCCCTGCAAAGAGGACCTAGAACTCTTCTTTGCAGAAAAATACAACTATAAAGTTACTGGAGATAGGTCCAGAACTGTCTGGGTCCATGAAGACGGTATCTGGAGAGAACTGAGCGAGGCTTATATAGAGAACTTTGCGCAGAAGAACTATAAACCTAGTCCCAATGCTTCAGCTGTCTCTGAGTTCAAGAAAATGATCCAAAGATCCAATGTAGTAGACGCTGAGTGGTTCAATCCTCCAGGTATGTTGAATCTAAACAACGGGGTATTCAATCTTGAGACTATGGAGCTGCTACCACACGATATGCGCTACGGATTTCTCTACAAATTAGACTACGACTACGACGCTGAAGCTGTATGCCCTCAGTTCGATAAGTTTCTAACTGAGATTACACGCGATAGAACGGAACTAGCTCAGGTTATTATGGAGTTCTTCGGATACTCTATAAGTAACTCTGACTGTGATTACGATAAGTGTCTCATCCTGACGGGAGAGGGGTCTAATGGTAAGTCTACGCTGCTAGATGTACTCTGTACTATTGTTGGGCAGTCTAATAAGAGTAGCGTCTGTGCGGATAACCTCGCATCAGAGAGAGCGCGTGTGCGTATGCAGCACAGTCTATTCAACATAGCAGACGAGACACCTAAGAAAGCTTTTCTGCAAAGTGACGTTTTTAAGAATATGATCTCAGGTGGTATCGTCTCCGTGAGGAAACTGTATAAAGAAGCTGTAGAGTACTACAACCGAACTAAACTTATTTTTACTTGTAATGAGCTACCCTTTTCAGGGGATCCCACAGAAGGAATGTTTAGGCGCTTGATCCTAGTCCCCTTTGATGTACGCTTCACCGATGCAACGAAGGATCCCTTCCTTGTAAAGAAGCTTATAACAGAGAAAGCAGGGATACTTAACAGAATTATTGAAGGCTATAACCGATTAGATAAACAGAAAGGATTCTCTAGTAGCAAGATTATCAGCGCCATGGTTGATCAGTACAAACAAGACACTGACACTGTTCTTATGTGGATCAGAGAGAGAATAGTAGAGACTGGAAAGGATGATGATGTTCTAGGTATGGACGAGATGTACCGTGACTATCATACGCACACAGAGGACGCAGGTATAAAGTATATACACAATAAGGTGATCTTCGGTAAACGCCTCATGGTTTTAATGGATGGTGAGGTCAAGAGGACGCAGATAAAGAATAAAAGAACAAGAGTCCGTACAGGAATCAAGTTCCTTGGCGAAGAGTTCTAAGATGGAAGAACTAAAGCTCTATGACTGGCAGAAAGAAGCCATCTCTATTTGCAAGGAGAAGGAAGCTTATGCGCTGTTTGCGACTATGGGTACGGGTAAGACATGCTGCGTCATACAAGTACTGCGTAATATATGCAATAAAGAGAAACGACATCACCGGACTTTGATTTTAGGTCCAGTAGCGGTAGTATTTAATTGGCAAAAAGAACTTTTAAAATTCTCAAACTTTAAAGAAAATATTATATTTGTGAGTGTAGGGACTGGCGCCAATAGGAGTCGAAAACTACAGAGCTTCTTGGATAAAAATCCTGACTCTATTGTTATAACTAACTATGAATCCTTACGAAACCAGTCCTTATACGTCACAATAAAGAAATGGAAGCCAGAGATAGGTATTTTTGACGAGATACACCGCTGTAAAGAGCAGAAGTCTCAGCAGTCTAAACTGGTTTATAACCTCGCAAAAAGTATGAGGTACAGATACATCCTCACGGGAACTCCTATCCTTCAGTCGGCGTTAGATATATTCCAGCAGTATAAAATAATGGACTTAGGCCGTACGTTTGGTGCTAACTTCTTCGGCTTTCGTGCTCGTTACTTCATTAATGAAAACGCTAATAAATCTTGGATGAACTTCCCTAAGTGGGTTCCTAATGAGAGCATGTATCCCGAGCTGACAGAAAAAATGCACGCCAGTTGTATAAGGGTTAAACGTGAAGAGTGCTTAGATCTTCCTGAGAGAATAGAACAAACTTACTATGTAGAGCTATCACCTCCACAAAAGAAAATTTATAAGGACATGCGAAAAGATTTCATAGCCTATATAAATGGAGAGGAAGTTGTTGCCGATTTAGCTCTAACAAAGGCTCTACGGCTACAGCAAATTTTAACGGGGTTCGCAGTTTCACATAAAGGAGCTGTCCTTGAAATCCCAAATATCCCGAGAGTCAAGGCAGTAAAAGAATTATTAGAACAAATCACGTTGACGGACAAGTGCATCCTGTGGGCGAGTTGGGTTTTTAATTATTCCCAGTTAGGGAAAGTGTGCGATGAGCTTGGTTTAGAGTATGTCAAAATAAGTGGCGCCGAAAATGCCCGTGAAAAGCAAGATGCGGTAGACAGGTTCCAAGATCCTAAAGGACCAAAGGTAGCTATATGTAACAGACGTGCGGCAGGGCTGGGTATAAACCTTACGCAAGCAGCATATTCCATCGTTTACTCCCGTAATTTTTCTGCAGAAGAACAGGAGCAGTCTAAGGCGAGAAATTATAGAGGTGGATCAGAGATTCACAAAAAGATAGTCGCTATTGACTTATGTGCGCGAGGGACGATAGACGAAGTAGTTATCGAAGCTTTAAAGAACAAACAGAAAATCTCAGATGTACTTCTGGATAAGTGTGTAGAGTTATGATGGATAAAAAAGAGTATAACAAAGAATGGTATGAGAAGAACAAAGATGAGTACAATGCCCGTAGAAGAGAGCTATAACATGCCAATAGAAACTTTCATTATACCCGCACTTTTAATAACTTACGTAATTATTATTTTCTTGTCAGCGTAGGTGCAAGCATATATAGTGCAAGCATAACAAGGAGAAAGAAAAATGAACGATGACATTACAGTAAAAGATCTAGGCGAGAAGCAGAGAGAAGTGTTCAAAGCGAAAGCGGAGTACGAAGCTGCTAAACAGGAATCCAACAGTTTATTTGCAAAGTTTAAGATTCTGCAAAGTGATCACATAGAAAGACTAGAGTCACTAGCAATGAAAAGCTATAAGACTGACGCAGGTAACTTTAGTTTTACTATGGTCGAGTCTGTCTCTTTGGATCAAGAAAACAAAGATGAGTTTTGGGACTATCTTAGAGAGAAGGGGCTGTTTAACAGTATGATAACTATAAATTCAGCCACACTAAACTCGTGGGCAAAACAAGAGTTTGCAGAGCAAGAGGAGTCTGGGAGCCTTGATCCACAAGTACCGGGATTGAATAAAAAACCGCCATTTGCAAAAGCAAGTATGCGTAAATCATAAGGAGCAAAGAAACTATGAAAAAAGAACTACAAGAAACTAAGAAAACAGAACTAACAACACAAGCACTAGCAGACTCAGGGATCTCGACAAATGATCTACTGATCTCTAGAGTTGGACTCATGAATGCACTAAGTAATTTAGTGAAGTCAGGGGATGCTCTAATCGGGGACATCTTCGATACAGGAGCCGAAGAAAAGCTAGGAGACGCTGATACACCAGTAGACTTCTTAGTATTAAAGTCGATGAAGAATTGGCATACTGAGAAAGATGGTGAGTACGTTAAAGGTAGTAGACAGGTAGCGTTCTCACAAAATGATCTACCGTGGGAGCAAGAAGGCGGAATCAAGAACATCTTCAACCACTCTTTTTATATCCTGCTAAAAAAAGATTTAGAGGACGGTATTGTAATTCCATTTACTATTAATTTTAAAAGCACAGAGCTAAAGAAAGCAAAAAGAATTTGTACTATTCTGTATAGGATGGCTCAAAAGGGCATCAACTCCTATGGTCACTGGTTTTCTCTTGCTGCAAAAGAAGAGAGAAGCGGAAACAATTCGTGGATGGGAGCTAAGATCAGTGTAGGCGAAGAAGTACCACAGGAAATGCAGAAGAAAGCGCTAGACATTCTGATTATGCTGAACAAAGCAGAAGCCGAAGGCGCTGTGAAACATGAAGAAGAGAAGAGCAATCACGCTCCAGTAGATGAGTTTTAATATGAGCTTAGATTTTACAATTGAGCACAAGTGTAAATGTTGCTTTGTAACCGATAGTGAATCGTTTAATTACACCAATAATTTAGTACCTATGTGGAAGAAAGCACTTGTATATGATGCTCTCTACATGTCGGATGGTAAAAGCGCAATAGATGTAGTAGACGCTCTAATAGAAGGACGTGGTCGGATGGAAGAAGATAAACGAGGGTACTCAACGCTTAACCCCGATAATGGGTGGGGGAGCTACGAATCTGGCTTAGACTTTTTAGGACGCATAATACGCGCTTGCCACGAAAAACCCCACTACATAATAAGGATAGGTAAATGAAAACACTGTATGTAAGAAAAGTAGCTGCAATCTACATAAAGAAACTTAGATGTAAAGCTAAAAAGGATAAGGTTCTTGTCAGTGAGATACTGAACAAGATACTCAAAGACTTTTTTGCAAAAAAATGCGACTAGTATTTGACATAGAATCGGACAGACTACTTGACACCATATCAAAGGTATGGTTACTTGTAACCCTCGATCTAGATACGCGCACCATTACAGCTTACTCGGACTCTGACGTAGAATTAGCGTCTTTGTCTGAGGGTTTTTCAGCCTTAGAGAATGCGGAAGAATTAATAGGTCACAATATTATTGGTTTTGATTGTCCTGCGCTAATGAAGTTGTATCCTAGTCTCCGCTTCTCTGGGCGTTTAACCGATACCCTAAACTTGTCCCGTCTTTGTTTCAATACCTTTACAGAGACAGATATGCGTCTGATAAAACGCGGACGTATGCAGAAAAAACTGCTGAACAAACACAGCTTAGAAGCTTGGGGCTGTCGGTTCAACCTATACAAAGGGGACCATAGCGACTGGACTCAGTACTCTAAGAATATGCTGACGTACTGTATCCGTGACGTCAAGATAACAGGAAAAGTGTATAACAGGTGCATGAAGGAAGAACCTACACAAGAAAGTGTGGATATAGAGATGGACTTTCAGAAAATCATGACGCAGCAAGAGGCGAACGGAGTTCCGTTCAACACAGAGAAAGCCAAAGAGATGGCTAAAGATCTTCTCGCAGAGAAAACAGAGCTGGTTAGTGCTATTAGGGAGGTAATCCCGACGCATAGTACGTACAAGGAGTTTATCCCGAAGAGAGATAACAAAGCTAAGGGGTATATAACTGGTTTTCCGATTATAAAAGAGAAGACAGCTCCATTCAACCCCGGTGCTCGCACACAAATATTGTCTTTTCTGCAGACTAAGTACGAGTGGAAACCTACTAAGGTTACAGAGAACGGAAACCCTACAATAGATGGTACTGTGCTTGCAGAACTAACTTATCCAGAGGCTAAACTATTTGCTAAATACTTTGAAGTTACTAAGCTTCTGGGGATGCTTTCAGACGGCAAAAATAGCTGGTTAAAATATGTTAAGGATGGAAGGATACATGGGCGGGTTCTCACTATTGGAACCATGACGGGGAGATGCTCGCATAGTAAACCTAATTTGGGTCAAGTACCTTCCGTTGATTCCTATATGGGTAAAGAAGTGAGAGCTCTTTTTCACGTATTGGAAGACGAACGTATGGTCGGCGGAGATGCCTCTAAACTAGAGTTAGTAATGCTAGGACATTATCTTGCGAAATATGATGGTGGTAGTTATGCACGTACTGTGGAGAGTGGAGATATTCACGAATTGACTAGACAATCAGCGGGGCTACCCACACGATCTATCGCTAAGCGTTATAAATATGCGTTCTTATATGGCGCAGGGGGTCTGAAGCTCGGAAGTATTATTGAACCCGAAGCATCTGCAAGAAAACAGAAGGAATTAGGGACGCGCTCAAAAATTAAACTATACCAAGAAATTCCTGCTCTCAGGATGCTCGTAGACGCCACAAGAAGAACCTTCGCTACACGAGGCTTTATTAAGAGCCTTGACGGTAGAAAACTGTACCCTCGTAGCGCGCACACCGCGTTGAATACTTTACTGCAAGGCGCAGGGGCAGTAGTGATGAAAAAAGCCACTAATATTCTGTGGGAGCTAATAAAAGAGGAAGGGATTGATGCTAAGCAGTTATTATCCATACATGACGAGTACCAGCTAAGTACTAAAATAGAAAACGCAGAAAGACTCGGAGAGCTAGAAGTTCGAGCAATAGAAGAAGCTGGTAAATTCTTTAATCTAAGATGCCATTTGACGGCAGAATTTAAGACGGGGGGCACATGGGCGCAGACGCATTAAAGTGTAAAAACTGTATTTACAGAAGGAACGAGCGTGGGCGTGTTGTTTATTGGAAGACACAAATTACAGACGCGGAACAATTAGTTTATAGACTTGTAGATTTAATAGAGGAATGCGCTCACGACCACGCGGACGCGAAATGGATGGGGCGTGAAGCGGATAAATTGGTGGAGACATGGCTGGACCAGAAAATAAATTTAAAAAACGGAAAGATGAAAGAAGAACTTAAGAAGCTAGAGGAATTAACTATTACGTATACACCAGTACCAATAGAACTCCAAGCTGCAGCTATCTCCGCAGCTATTGCAAGAGAAGAGCTTAATAATGCCCGGTCCAGAAAACAAATTCAAGAACGGAAAGCTGAAACGAGAACTTAAGAAGATACCTAATCTCTACTATTTTGTTAAAGAAGCAGGGTCTCTTAGGGGTATTGCAGATATAGTAGGACTTTGTAACGGCCACTATTTTTCACTTGAAGTGAAAGCAGCTAAGAACTCCCCTAGGACTAAGTTGCAAGAAAGACATTTACGTTTAGTAATTGCAGCCGGTGGCTTCGCCGAATTTATTTATCCAGAAAATTGTGATGAAATCCTAAAGAAACTTATTTCGCATTCAAATCCATCTCAACTTTCAACTGACCCGAAGTAGCGCTGATAGCTAGTCTCAGCCAGTTAGCGTTAAAGTTATCATCTTCTAGATTAGTCACGCCTGTAGTAGCGTAAGTCACAATGTCTGTCCAGTCTTCCGCGTTTAGTGAGTACTGTACGTCAACATTAAATGCCAAACTTCCCGGAGTAAACGTCTGTGTCCCTGTTCCTTGATCCGTGAAAACAACTGCTGGAGTCCCTGCAATTGCAAGTGCTCTAGTGTTCATCAAATAAAAGTAGTTATCATTTATTTTGCTAGCAAAGTAGCCAGTGGCTGCTAGTCCCGCAGGTAGCGCACTAGAAGTAGTCAGAGCTACACTGGCTCCTGTAACTAACCCGTGGTCTTCCTTAAGGAATCTATTGTTGAAAAAGTCTATGTGATTACTCGCTGTAATTATAGTGAAAGCAGCGGGTGCATCGTCGGATAACTCTACTCTTAGACTGTATCCGTCTTTCTCTGGTATCTTCATTGCAACTGCCGAGTCTTGCGCGGTAGTCGCTGAATAACTAAAATGGTTATCGTCCTTAACAGAAGTCTCAGGGACGTAGGTTGTAGCAAATGCTGATGTTATCGTTAACAATAAAATAATAAAAAGTTTCATTTTGTCTCCTATTAGTCCCTATTCTACACTGATTCTGTGTAAGGATCAATTAATTCTAAGTGCTTAATCAGCTCTTTTCTTTTTGCTGGGTCATTCTCTTCCACTAACTGTTTCCTGAGTGTACGCTTGACCCTTTCTTTCTGCTTATACCGTGAAAGAACCTTCTTCTCAATACTTTTCTCTCTCATCGCACTCAATGTGGAGATAATCCCGGCAATAACTGGAATAGCTTTAGCAACTGCAATTATCCCCGCGATTATCGGAGCCATCGTTACATCTTCTTAGCAGCAAGAACTATCGCTTTGATATCCTTGATAATTGGATAAAGTGCTCTAGCAAAAATAACTATCTCGTTTTCGTCTAGGTCTTTTAACTCATCTGGAATAAGCTTAACGCCTTTAGCGCCTTCACTGATCAGTTCAAAGTTCTTAAGGAGCTTGAGTCCTGTATCCGCGTCTCTCCAGTTAATTTTGCCGTCAGCTAGTGCTTCGACTAGACAGCTAGATAAGAGTTTGAAACCCTTAAGCATTTCTAGTGACTCTTTAAGATCCATGGATCCTACAATCTCTGGGACAACTACTGGTGCTACTTCTTTTACTACTTTCTTTGGTGCTGGTTTTCTGTTACTCGCCATATACCCTCCTAAGGTCTTACTTGTAGGTGGAAGTGTCTTCCCAGCGCACCGATCTCGTGAACTACTACTGCTCTAGGTGCACCGTCGCTGCTACTGATTGCCGCTATTCCTACCATTCTTGTGTTTAGTAATGTTGTTACTTCTGCTATCTGGACTTCGTTCCATCCCCTGATAGAGATGTCAATCGCCCTGCCCTCTTCGTGTGTTCTACTCTGCCGTTCTTCAACGTGTTCAAATACAGAAGTTATTTCAACGGGAAGACCTTCAATTGCCGCGTATTGCGTAAACATAGCAAATAAAAGTAATAAGTTTGCATGTATCCCTTCTAACTCTTCCCGTAATTTATTGTCTTTATAAATGAACAAACTCTTCCCCTATACTATAACAACGAGCAAGCTGTTTTTGCAAGCTCCACGATTCTGTCGTTCAAGTTACTAGAAGTACACCCCCATTTAACAGGAAGCTCACCATTACCAGCTGTAACTAGCTGCGGAAGTACCGCCATAACTGCTGTCTGGCAAACTATTCCTATTAGACTCTTCTCTTCCTTCTGAACCTTGTACCACTCCTCAAACTTAAGTAGTACATCTTCTTGTACCGCTGAGTAGTTAGCACAGTCAAAAGTAGTCACAATTACGGGTGCCGCTACAGATGTAATCGCTACCGCTGAGTTCTTCCGCCACTCGTTACTCGCGCAACTTGTGAGCCCGATTACCATTAAAATTACCATTAAACTCTTCATAAAATCTCCTAGATTATGTATTTAACCGCACTGCTCCCGAGCGTTAGTGCCGCGAGAACTGCAAGATAGATTGCCATTTTGTTAAGTTTTTGCCCACGACTCTTACAAGGAAGACCTTCCAACTTATCTTTAATTATCTTTACATCTGTCAAGAGTTGTACTTTCTCAGTGATGGTGAACTTAACTTCTTCAGTCATTATTTAATCCTACATTTTATAATTGTTGCAATTACTTTAATTACATTTTTCAATTGAGTAGTATTCATTTCATCTATTGAGTTAACATTAAAACTCTGAACAGTAGCAACATCTATATTGCACACATTCTTAGCGGCTTCTATCGCTGCCCACTCAGCTTTAACCTCTGCTACTTTAGCATTAACTTTATTAAGCTGTACTAAACAAGCATCTACTTTCTCATGTGTTCCAACTCTTTCACAATTATCTCTTACCCATGCTGCTGGATTTGGAATATTTGGAAGTCCTGCTCTCAGTGCAACTGCATGATACATGTTTTTAAATCCCAAGAATAAAGTTTTAGCTTCTAGTTTCTTGGCATTTAAAACTGTTCGATAAGTTAAAATTGCGTGTTGATTAGTTTTATATAAGTCTAATCTTGCAGTTAACTTTGGCAGGGTAGCAGCACATTCTTCTGTCTCTAATACGTTTATAAGAAACTCAAACTCATAAGGATTTGGTTCATCTACTTTGTATTTGCAATCTGGATAAACATCTGCAAGTAACTGTCTCAATACTTTATTAACTGTTATCGCATCTATCTCTTCATGTGTCTGGTAAGCAAAAACATTTGTAGTTACCAAGAAAAGTATAAGTATTAATTTTTTCATATCTACCTCTATTTAAGTTTAGTTATTTTTACTTGTGTATAGACTTCACCCGACTGTGGATTACCTGTACCATCAGCCGATATCCCTAAACCAGTAGTAGCCCTACCTGTTTCAGTCCAATGTCTTATTTCATATACTTTAGTTGAAGTTATACTTACATATCCTTTAACTGTAGAATGAGTCGTCACAGATGTAGCATTATCAGTTTTCATAGAACTACCGTCTATGTCGTAAGTAGCATCAGTTACATTATACAAAAACGCTTGATGTCTATGAACTGCCGTTGCAGGCGCAAACGCTTCTATATTATATTCCCCTGTACTTAAAGTGAATTGATTAGAGTTAAGACTGATAAATCCTGTATCACCTGAAACCGTATTTAATACTCTTGTGTGTACTGTATTTGTTGACGAAGTACCACCACCGGTTCCACTCGCTTTAATATCTTTAAGATAAACCGTTTGAGGAAGTGTTCCATACTTCTGTCTCATCATTACTTGTGTAGCTGAAATAGTTACAAAGTCTGCATTATCCCAATACATATCAGATGAAGCAATCTTAATGGCAGATAAAGAACTTGTTGCTGTAGATGTACCTTCATAAACTAATGATTGCATTGCTGCCGAAGAATTAGTATATAGCTCCCAACCACCATCACCAACGCCAGCTATCGAAAATGAATCTCCAACACTTAAAGTTGCTGGCAAATAAATTGTTGTAAAATCTGGAGTTGCATTTTGAGTTAATATCCCTGAGAAAGCCCCTATCGTTGCCGACTCTGTAACAGGTATCCAAGTCAATGGGCCGGTTCCAGTTATTGAGATATTTGTGGTTATTACAGTTGTCCCACCACCTGTAGGATCTTCCCAACTCAAATCTGTTCCATCACTAGTCAAAACTTGCGAAGCAGTTCCTACTGGCAATCTTGTTGTTAAGTTTCCAGAATTTTTAAAAATGATATCACCGACTGTAGTCATGGGATCAGAAAAACCGGAAGGAAGATTGGTCAAAAGACTTCCGTCTCCAAGTATAAAAGTTCCTGTCACACTTCCTGTAAATGTAGGCCCTGAATTTAGTAAGGCATAATTTGACAGAGAAGAATTAATATCAGTA